TAAGTGCCATTATGGATTTACCTTAAGAATATTAGATAAACTACTTGGAGTAGCGTATTCATAAACTGTTTTAATTGCAATTGGATATCCAGATACATTTGTTGCATCAGAAACTTCAATATCTGTCACTATAGTACCATCAGGAAGATTATGAGGTTGAGCTATTAAGTTAAAGTCAGGAGTAGGAGGAGGTACCAAAGGACTAAAGGTATCTACATAACGTACTGGAGTATAATTAATAGCAGTATCTGAATCTATAAAAACATTAGCAATGTATTCTGAAGCAGTAACAGTAATTCTTTCTTCTTCATCTCTCGAAATAGTTGAAACCTTAAATAATTTATCAGTAGTATCACGATAAAAATTATTTGGATTAATTTCTCCTAAATTCCAATAGTCACCAATTGATGGTCTAGTATTTGAACTCCAAGCAAAATTACTATTCCAAGTTTTAGTTTTCAGATCAAAATATTTAATAGCACGAACTTGTATAAAATCAGATCCTGTTACTACATTTGAAACTATATTAGCTGAAGCATCCCCACTTCCACCTACTGTGGTATTAGCTGCAGTATTAGACAACATATATAAACTAATTTCATCAGTTCTATTATTAAAAACTCGCAATCCCATTGGTAAAGTATTTGCTGTAAAAGTAGATTCGCTAATACCAGGAACTGTAAAATGCTCCAATCTTACATTAGCATAACTAGTAGCAAGAAGCGGGTTGGTAGGTTGTGTAACACTAGAACCTCTTAAGGCACTATTTCCACTTACTCTTCCACCAAATCCATAAGCTGTACCTATCATTTTTTGTTGAACAGCAACTAAATCTCCTGGGGATAAAGTTAAAGCTGACGAATCTGTTTCAAATCCTATTTTTCTTCTAATAAATTTACTTGCTGCAATTAAGTACTGAGCATATCTCATAGCTTGACTTCTACGAGTTACTCCAGGTAATTCAATACTCTGAATATTTTCAATTTGATTTAAATCAGCAACAGAAGTAGGATCATCGACTCTCATTGTTTCTCTTTTATAATGATTACTAGGATTAATATAATTTATATCCACTCCGGTAATAATATCACTTTCGCTAATACCACTAATTATAACACTATCAGGTTTCATATTAGTTTCATTAAAAAGCATAATCGGAACTTCATCAGGCATATCAATTTGAAGAGATAATTTTCCACCACTATAAATAATAATTGATCTCAGAGTTCCACAAATCTGATTTAATAAGTCAAATGCTTGCTGTTGATCACTTAACAATAAATCTAAAATAAATCGACGTTCTTTTACAGCAATACCTTCATTAATTCCTAATAATGTCTCTCTAACTGTTCCAAATGAACCACGAGGTTTATTTCTATAACTTCCGTCGGAAAATCCATCGACTCCATGCCAATGTCCATTAGCAGCATTTACTCCATCACAGTATTGGGCAATTTTATAAAATTGAAATTTATCAATGTTTTCTTCTGGAATTCCTAATCCATAAGTGTTATTAACTAATAAATCATAAATTATCCATGCAGGGTTTTGAGTCCATGAAAAAACAAATGCTCCATCCCAAATTCCTTTATAAATTTGAGGATTGGCCGCAGTATAAACAGTATCAGTTCCACCACTTTGTAACCGATAACCGTTTGCAGTATAGCTATTAACACCAGTCAGAGGTAATTCTAACTCTCTCCAATCTATCTCTCCATTAGATAAAATAGGCTGATTATAATTAGAAGGAACCCGTGTTAGTAATCCTTTTACAATACTAGTAGCTGTAGGAACTCCACCAACATGCTCATTATGAGCCAATAAAGCATAACCCACCGCAGCTGTTCTAGGATAAGCCGTTCTTTCTTCTTTAACTTCTAACCAATTTTGAAAAGAAATTACATCTTGAATTTTAGAAGAAGCCGAATCATCAGAAGTCTTTTCAATAGTAAATTTATAGCCTCCCTTGCTTCGCTCTTCTTTAGGAATAGGATAAACTATTTGAAATTGAAAAGGTGTATTAGTTTTATTATTAAAGTTTTTAGTAATCCCACTAGTTGCTCCCTCAGAAGTTTTTATTACAGTAGTTCCTGTCCTATCAAATACTTTAATATTTAGACTTATATTATAATTAAAAATACTTCCATTATCATCCATTCTTAATAAACTTTGAATTACGAATGTAAAAGTTATAGATGAAAAATCATCTATACTAGTATTTTGGAGAGTTACTTTAGATTGAGGAACTCCTAGAACATTACCTTTTCGTAAAGTAAGACCGCTTGCTAACGATTGAGGAACAACTGTACGCTGTCCAAAAACTGGCATTTCTGTTTGAGTAAGAGTTCCTGTTCTTTCCAATGTTTTAAATACATCTGTATTAGCTTCACCATCTCCATCCAAATTAATCAGATCATCAATAGTTCCTTCATTTAATTCAATATCTTGAGGTCCTAAAGGATTAATTCTATAAATAGGGCCTTCGCCTAAAGCAATAGTTGTTAAAACAATATCTGTAGAAAATAAATTATTAGGTTCCTCAGTAGGAGCTGGAGCAGGAGACCCTCCTCCTTTTCCTCCACCTTTATTATGAACTCTAAACCCATTAACAAAAAAAGTATGATAATCTCTTACAGTTAAAGTATAAACTATTTCTGGCTGTAACTTTTGAATTGATAATATTTTTTGTGGTTCATTTTTTAAATCAAGTAAATAATCACCTTTTTCAAAATCTGAAGCATATGTAAATTGACCATCCGATTTTAATATCCAATGATTAGGAGTAACTATTAAACGTCCTATTCCAAACATAAATTCTAATACTTCTTGTTTACCATGAGTATAAACTTCAGTAATAGGTCGAGTTAATACTTCTCCATCAGGAGTAAAACAAAGAACAGTATCACCAATTTGACAATCTTTAAGAGGAGTACTTCCTGCAGGAGTCAATACTAAAGCATCTCCTGGAAAGCATCCTCCCTTAGCTCCATGAATATGTGGAGCTGCATTAATTGTAGTAATATGACGTTGAGACATTTAACCAACTCCTGGAGGAAATAAGGATGAAACTTTTACAAATTCATTTCGAGCATGTTGAAGAGTTCTAATTTCTCCGCTTATAAATTGTCCACCTATACGAGTTCTTCCGTAAACTATAGGAACTGGGACATTAGAATTTGTAGTATTTTGTAGTCCTTGAAAAATTTTATTGTCTGATCGGGATTCTGAATCTACAGTTTGAGCACCTTCAACAGCAAGTTTTGGGGGTTTCATCATCATACCCATAACTCCACTGATAATCATGCTAACACCCATTGACATTAGCATACTACCTACAGTTACACCGGCAACCATTCCTAAAGTAGAACCGCCCACAGCTACTGCTGCAATTCCAGGACCTCCCATTAGCACAGGAGCTGCAGTTCCTCCAGTAAATATAACTAAAGCTACTAAAGCAGCTCCAAGAATAATTTGTCCAGCATTTCCACCACCACCTATAAGTAAAGGAACAACATAGAATTCTGTATCTTTTTTATCTAAACGATTAAGAAAATAATCTTCCGTTCGAAGAACTCTTTTATTTTTATTAACTAGAGCTAAATTTTCTCGTTTATTAGCTCCCACTCTGATACGTTTTATATGAATTCCTAGATCGGGAAATAAAGACTCTAAACAATTTCTAATATCCATAAAGTCATTTACACTAACAGTATGTTCTTTAACATTAGTATATTTTTGGATTGTAGGATGAAATTTAAGAGTAACAGCTTGTGACATCTAGTTATCTCCTGGAGGAAATAAGGATGAAACTGTTATACTTTCATTTCGTACATGCTGAATACTTAAAATTTCGCCACTTACAAATTGACCTCCAACACGAGTTCTTCCATAAATTATAGGAACAGGAGTATTAGATTGGGTAGTATTTTGTAATCCTTGAAAAATTTTATTATCAATTCGTGCTTCTGAATCTGTAGTTTGAGAACCTTGTACAGCAGGAGTCGGAGTTTTCATCACCATACCCATTACCCCACTCAAAACCATGCTAATACCCATTTTAAGCACCATTGATTTTATAGTCATACCAAGCACAACATAACTGGCAGGTATTATAAAACTTATACCAATTAAAGCAGCTCCGAGTAAAAGTTGGTTAGTACCTTTACCTCCTCCACCTAAAAATAATGGAACTATATGAAAATAAGTATCGGTCTTTCTTAATTTTCCTATTAAATAATCATCCCTATCCAAAACTTTTTTATTTTTATTAACTAAAGCAATATTTTCACGAGAATTTAATCCACACCGAATACGTTTTATATGTATACCTAATTGTGGAAACAAATGTTCTAATGAGTTACGGAGGTCCATTAAGTCATTAATTTTGACTGTATGCTCCTTTACCCCATTAGTATATTGTTGAATTGTAGGATGGAATTTAAGAGTTACATTCTGCACGTAAATAATCCTCAGTAAATTTTTTAAATTTTAATGATTCTATATTCGTATCATACCAGTATAAATAAAATTTTTCTTTCCAGCCAACAATAAATTTATATTCTTCAAAAGAAGTGCTTTCAATATCGTTTTCACTTGGCAAAGGATTATCTTGGTCGGGATGAGAGTGAAATATAGCCCAACAATCATCAGGGTGATCCACAAAAGCAATTGGATCTAAGACAAAATAATTTTCTGGATCAGGGGCTATATTATTATACGGAATATATTTAAAATTGGTTGTAATAATTCCACAACATTCTTTTGGATGTTGAGAATTAGCATGATCTTTCATACTATTAATTAAATGTTTAAATATTCTGTGTTCCATTTGTATATTCCTATTGTATATTGTTTATAATAACGTCCATAAGGAGCAATCCAAGATTCATGCTCTAACATAGTCTGTAAAATACGATTTTTATCTACATAAATAGCACAATGGTTAGTTACGTTTGTAGAACCGATTGTCATAGTAATGAGATTAAAAATATCAGGTTCTGTAACTTGTTCCCAACCAAATTCAGGACTCGCACCTTTATCAATCCAAGTATCGTGGGTTTTTTGATACCATTTTTCATCTACAATATCACAAAAATCAGCAGTATCATAAGGAATTTCAATATTTAATTCTTTTTTATAAATATATCTAACAAGATTAAAACAATCAATTCCGGTATTAATATTATCCCCTAAATGTGCGTAAGGAAATCCAGTATATTTTTTATACCATTTTTCGTCGGTAGACACTATGAATTCTTTCCCTCCAGTTATCATTTAACATGTCAATCTTTGAATACGATCCTTCTTCAATATGAATCATCATATTTTGTCCTATATACATTCCAAAATGAATAGGAATTTTTCTTTTTTTAGTAGTAAAAATAATAAAATCGTATTCTTCAATGTCTGTTAGTTTTTCAATTTTAATTCCATATTCCTGAGTACATTTTAATAATTTTTTAAGAGTAAAAAATTTATACCATCTACTTTCCTGCTCAGGATGACCTTCTTTAAGGTCTAATAATTTCCATATCTTTTTAAAATCATCTCTTTGTAATTCTGTTTCATAAATTTCAGCTATTAAGGTAATACAATTAGTGTGAAAGTAATCATGTTTTTTACCAAGATATTTTTTATATTTTTCCATTATCCCTTTGGTATCGTGCGACCCGTTCCAATAAAACCACCAAAATGAATTTGATTATTTCTTAATTTACAAGCAACAAAACTTTTTGAACATTCATCATTTGCAGCCACAGTACTTACCTGTACATTTTTCACTGTCCAAAAACCGTTAGCTGTTAACGCTGTACTAGCAGAAGTACCCGGAATAATCCCAGTTCCATCATCTGGGTACTGACATTCTTCTCCTTGATATACCCAAGGGCAAGTATTTTTATAATATTTTCTACGTGGAAATGATAATTTAAAATATTGTAACCAACTAGTTAAAGAAAATTCAGCAAAAGCTCCGTTCAAAGCACTTAATTTATCTACTTTAAAAACATCCTCTACATAAGCTTCAGGATCAGCGTCAGGATTAACTATCATTAAGTTAGTTCCTATTCCAATATCTAACTTATTATCTAATTCTAAGAAATTTCCTACGATATTTTTAACATTAGCTGATTTTCCTCTTGCTCCTTTGATAGTAACATTATCGTTAATTCTATATGGGGCAGTAGAAAATAATTCTACTATATTACCACTAACTGATCTAATACTACTATATTCAGGCCAATAATCTAAGAAAGTAGCAAAAGTAGATTTAATTTCAACTACTCCACCGAGTAAATCCCGAGAATCTTGTTTAGACGGATTCCAAATACCGTTTAACTTAATGCATCTATCATAAGTAATAGCGGAATTAGCAATTCCCGCATAAGTACTATCAACAATACTTTGATCATAGGTTGTTGAATTAACTACTGTAGCAGGGTCTAAATTATGAACTTTTTCAAAGTTTACCGTTCCACTAATGGCGTTAGCACAATTTCCTGCAATATTACCATCTTCCACAATTTGAGCAATTAATGAATCAAAATTAGAAATACGAATATTAACTTGATTAACTTCACCGTCTTGATTTAGACCAATACCATCAGATTCAATCGGATAACATTGATAGTCATCTCCATCATAATGTGCACGGTAACTAATATCAGAAATAGTATCTCCTCTCACCTCTGCAAAACGATAAGGAAATCCCATGGGCCACGCTAATCCTTCTCCTCCTACAGCAGGATTACCAGATGGCAGAGATGGATACCACTCACCAGGATAATAAATATTATAAAGCCTGACTAACGGAGGTTGTTCGAATGCATTTTTAGCTCTAATAAAACCAGAATATTCTATTTTTGCAATTTTACTAATTGCAATAGTTTGACTAGAAAGAATAGAAGGAGCAGTATAAGGAACAGTTTCTGTATTACCAGTATTTATTCTAACTGATATATTCGAAGTAGATGAAAAAGGAAAGGTAGTAACAAGATTTCTACCATTATTAGTCTCTCTCGCAACCTCATCCCAATGACTATCAGGGTAAAGGTCTGCAACTGCAATTTGCTGTGTTTCTGTTACAGTTCGAAAATAAAAGTTTTGCCCTCCTTTACCAAAAGCAACTCTCTTTTGTGTTGTAATGGTCCTTTCTTCAAATTTATCAACATATTGAAGACGAGTATTAGGACCATCTACAACCAAACCATTTTCATCAATAGGTAATCCGAGATGATTAGTTGAAACAGAAATTAATCCATCACCTCGAAAAAAGTCTACGGGTAGCATGTCAAAACCAGCTTTTCCTAACCCATTAGTATTATTAGTACTAGGATATACGAATTGTGAACGACTAACAGGAAATGTATCAAAAGTAACACTAATTTGCTGTGAATTTAAATTATTAAAATCAATTGTAGTTTCTCCATTACGAGAAGTTAAAGGGAGAGCAAAAGTATTAGTAGAACCATTAATAGTATAAGCATTACCATTAACAGTAGTAGAGGCACTATTAGAATAATATTGAACTGCATCAATAGTGGCAGTTACGATATTATTACAGTGAACATATTCTAATGCGCTATATTCAGTAAAAGTATTATTAACTTTAACTTTAACAGTATCGTTAGCCAAATCTTGAGCAACAACTTCACCAATTGTTTCAGAAGTATTACCAAGAAGAAAACGACCTGGCTGAAAGAATGCAGCATTTTCTAATGTTAATTTATAATCATAAGTTCTTGTACTCATTAGTCAAATACTTCCTGTAAGGCAAAACCAACAGTATAAAAATTATTTTGTTTAGTACCGTCTAACGAATGATTATGATTAATATCTAAAGCACCTTCAAATCTAGTAATCAAAGTTCCTACTTGATTAATATGAGTCATATCAAAAAAGAATGATTCAAAAGTACCTTGACGAGCATCATAAAAAGTTTCAATGGCATCTTTTTCTAGTCCACTAACGTTAGTATACTCTAAACTAAATTGACGCTTCGGCCGTCTGCTACGTAAACGTCTTTTTTCATACCCTGCCTGAGAGTTAAAAGTAATAACATCAAATGTTTTATTGATTTCATTACCTCGATCTGGTTTACGAGATTCCATAGACTCTAAAAAGTCTTTATTTTTCTGACTGAAAAAAGCACGAATTGATAATTGTTCAATTTCAGCTGCTGAATAAGCATTAGCTACAGAAGCTGCTAAACTAGAACTAACTGGATCAGCAATTCTTACTGTAACAGTACTCAGAGCAGCATTACCACTAGGAA